ATTCGCCCGGTCAAGCTTCTGGTCCCGCCATCGCTCGAAGGCCTGGCCCGTCAGCTGGTCGAAGCCGAACTGGTGAACGGCGGCGAAAGCAACATCTGGGCAAAGACTGCCCAGGTCGTGGTCATCCCATACCTCGCCTGATCGGTCGCTAGTCGCCCGTTACAGGCTACCCGCTGGCAGCTTCCTCCCAAGCCTGCCGGCGGGTTTCAGACAAACGGCTGATCCAGCCGCTTTTCCGAAACCCGCAAAGGAAAGCGACGATGACGAAAGTCCAAATTATCTGCTCTCGCCCTGGCATGTTGCGCAATGGCATTCCGCATCCGGCAAGCGCCTTCTATGACGCCGATCGTTGGTCCGGCAAAGAGATCGCCGCATTCAAGGCCGATCCGGCATTCACCGTGCGCGAAGTCGACGACACGGCCGAAAACGTCCTGACCAATACGGATTTTCAGCTGGCCGTTAAGGCCGAGGTCGACCGCCAGGTGGCGGAATACAAGCTCCACCTGGAAGCGGGCTTCAACACGACTGTGAGCAACGCGGTTGCAGAGAAGCTGCTCATCACCACGACCGAGACCGAAACCACCATCACCAACCTCGGCAGCCAGCTGACGGTCGCCAACAACCAGATCACCGAGCTGCAGAAGCAGATCGATGCGGCGGCAGCTGCCGGCGCCAAGAACGACAGCAAGAAATAACCCAGCGAGAGAGCGACCGGGCGGCGGGCAATACAGCCCGCCGCCACTCCAGCCTTAGGATCTGATCTTTGTACGCCACCGTCGACGAGATGATTGCCCGCTTCGGCGCGAAGCAAATGATCCGGCTCTCCAGGCCCGACGATCGCACCGCCGTGGCCGTCGACGAAACGAAGGTCAACAAGGCCCTGGTCGATGCGACGGGCGTCATCGACGGCTATGTGCGTGGCCGGTACCTGGTGCCGATCGCCACGCCGCCGAGCGAAGTCGTGCGCGCCGCCTGCATCCTTGCCCGCTACGATCTCGCCCAGGGCGAAGGCACCGATCCCAGCGACGAGATGAGCAAGGGTCGGAAAGACATCATCACCTGGCTTGAAAACATCGCCAAGGAACTCATCAATCTCGATGTGCCTGTCGCCGAGACTGCCGGGCCCGCCGTTGGCTCTGGCCCGCGCATGTCCGATCGGCCACGCCTTCTGAACAATTGCAGTCTGCGGGGCATGTGATGCAGCTCGACTATGCACCCATCCGTAGAATGGAGCCCGCGATCGTCGCCCGGCTGCGCATCGCCTTCGACGAAAAGACATTCGGCATAGAGCGCGTTCCGCAGGTTTTAACGCTGAAGGAATTCGAGCGCCTTGCAACGCTTTCGCCGTTCATAGGTCTGGCATGGGTCGGAATGAAGCCAGACCCCAATGCTGGCCGGCTTGTCAAAGGTGACATGCTCTGGCGGCTCATCATTCTCTTCAAGGCTTCAAGCGGCCTTGAAACCCGCTTCAAAGGCGATGCTCTGGAGATCGGCCTCGACGCCATGGTGGATGTGGCGACCGTGCTTTTGCAGGGCGTAACCTTCGCTGGCATCGGCCTTTGCGTCGTCACCAGCGTCAACAGTGTCATCGCCGATGGCTGGAGCGACAACGACCTGGTCATCGCCCAGGTGGATTTCCAAGTCGCTTTCTCGATCGCGCCCGCAGCCTTCGCCTTCCGGACCGCCGAGGACTTTCAGCGTCTCGGCATCACCTGGAAGACGTCCACGGACACCGATCGAGACGTCACCGACACCACCGACCTACCGCAAGAGTGAGGACCATGACGCAATTTTTGAAACCAGCAGAGGGCCGAACCGTCGATCAGGAGGACGGAAGCCCATGGCCATTGGACGGCATGGACGCGCCCAACACGCTGTTCGTCCGCCGCCGCCTTCGTGATGGCGACCTGATCGACGCCGAGCGGCCTGTCGTCCTCGAGGAGGCGCCAGTCGCCGAAGAGGTCACTGATCCGCCGTGGGCCGAAACCCCTGCAGAAACCGCTCCGGCATCGGCCGGCAAGCTTAAAGGAGACAAGTAAGCCATGGATTTTGATGAAATCCCATACGACTGGCTGGAGCCGGCGACCCTTCTCGAAGTCAAGCCGAACTATCGCAACGCCGGCGTCCTGCCCTATCCGACCCGCGCCCTGATCGTCGGCCAGAAGCTTGCCACTGGCGCGCTGCAGCCGGGCCAGATTGTCGAAGTCACTCGCGGCGAGGAGGGCATTGCTCTCTTCGGTCTGGGCTCGATCGGCGCCGAGCAGGTGCAGGCATTTCGCAACGCCAACAAGACCTCGCCGTTGTTCGTCACGGCGCTGGCGGACGCGGTCGGTGCGGTCAAGGCTGCCGGCAGCTTCACATTTGCCGGCGCCCTGCCGGCTGCCACCGTGTTGCGCTTTCTGATCGGTGGCCGCCAGATCCGGTTCACCGGCTTATCGACGGACACCGCCGCAAACCTTGCAACCAAGCTGGCGGCGGCGATCACTGCCGACACTTCCTGCCTGGTGACGGCGGCCGCCGCCGGCGCTGTGGTCACCTGCACGGCGCGCCACGGTGGATCGACCAGCAACGGCATCGACCTTCGTGTCGACATCGCGGCCCAGCCGATCCCGAATGGCCTGACGGTCACCGTCGCGGCTATGGCCAACGGCGCCGGCAACCCGGTCCTGCAGACCGTGCTCGATCTCTTGACCAACACCTGGTTCACTGACGTCCAGCATCCTTGGGCCGATGTGACGAACATGGTTGCCTTCGCCGAATGGCTGCGCGTTCGCTACACCGCCACCTCGAAGCTCGACGTCCAGGGATATGTCGGCCATTCCGGCAGCTATGGGACGCTCGGCACCTTCGGCATGCTGACAAACTCGCCATACCTGACGGCTGTTGGCCTCTATCGTTCGCCGACCAGCCCATGGATACTGTCGGCCGCCGTCTGCGCGCTGGCCTGCTTCCACCTGACGAACGATCCGGCCCGCCAGTTGCGGTCGCTGGTCGTTCCTGGTGTCGTCGCGCCAGATCCCGCCGACCAGTTCACAGAGGAAGAGCAGAACCTTCTGCTGAACAAGGGCATCTCCACCTTTGATGGCCTTTCGGATGGCACGACGGTGATCTCGCGCATCATCACGACTTACAAGACCTCGACACTCGGCATCGCCGATCGCGCCTGGCTTGACATCATGATGCCGAAGACCCTGAGCCGCATCCGCTACGACTGGGCCGGCTACGTCACGCTGATGTACCCGCGCTCGAAGCTGGTCGAGGACGAAGACGTCGCGGCACTGGTCTCCAACTACAGCGACGGCAACACCGATCCCGGTTCGGCCGTCGTCACGCCGGGCCGCATGAAGGCGTCCTGGGCGGCCCGCTGCAAGCTCTACGGCGAGAAGGTTTGGATCATGAACGCCTCCGAGACGATCAAGGAGAGCGTTTTCCAGATCTCGGCGGACGATAAGAACCGCATGGAAAGCCGCCAGCAGGTCCAGATCGTCGGCAACCTCATGGTGCTCGCCGGCTCCCTCGAATTTCAGGTCTAGGAAAGGATCTAAGCAATGGCTCAGACTTTGGGCATCGTCGATATCGTCTGGCGGGGGCGCACAATCCCCGTCGAGAAAGGCGGCAAGTTCCGCATCGGCGGCATGAAGAACAACATCGTCACCTATGGCCGCAAGGTTGGCCGCGCGCAGGAATACCAAGGCTCGACCGCGTCTGCGACGACAAACCTCGAAGCCGGACAGAGCTTGGTCGGTCTGCTCGATGCCGGCGAAGGCGAGTTGCAGATCGTCTGCGACACCGGCCAGACCTACGTGCTCTATGACGCGTTCCTGTCCGACGATCGCTCGGACGTGACCGGCGGCGAAGGCGGCAAGATCGAACTCAAGTGGGCCGGTGGTACGCCCGAGGAGATCATCGCATGAAGACGCCCAGCGGCACGACCAGACATGTCGATATCGACCTCAACGAAGACGACGATCGCGTCGTCAACGAGGACGCACCTGTTCCATTGAAAGCCAAGCTGGACGCTGACGTCGTCGATGAGGACATCAACCCCCTCGACAAGCTGCCAGACACGGCGGTCCGCAACGCCAATGGCACGATCACTCTGCCGTTGAGATACCCGGTGACCATTAGGTCCAAGAAGGACGAAAAGATTCGGGAGACAAGATACGCGGATCTGACGTTCCATCGTCTCACCGGCAAGGACCAGAGGGCCATCGCGGCGGCTTCAGACGAGACCCAAGCCCTCGTATCGTTTTCGCAATCGACCAAAATCAACCAGGCAGTGATGAATGCGCTCTGGGACAAGATGGATCTGAGTGACATCACCAATGGTGGCAAGGTACTCAACCATTTTTTTAACAGTGGCCAGAAGACTGGCAAGTGAGGCTTGGCGCACTGGCTGACAGCACCGGCTTTTCGGCGGCGGAACTCGAAAGTTTCGACGCCGAACAAATTGATTTCTGGTGGAATTGCGTGATGACCTGGCGGGCGGAAGCCAGCAAGTAAGGAATGAGATGGCCCCGCGCTCAATGACATTGGACGTTCTTGTCCGCCTCAAGGACTCGCTCTCCAGTCCATTGCGTGGCCTGATGAACAGCCTCCAGGGCGTTGCCAACATGGCCAGGAAGATCGGCGTCGTCGGCACAGCCGTTGCCGCCATCTCCTTCATGGCGCCGATCCAGCAGGCGGCGGCCTTTCAGCAAAAACTTGTCGATATCGCCGGTACCGCCAACCTTTCGGGGGCGGCGGCCTACGCCTATGTCGACCAGATCAAGGGCAAGTACGAGGATCTCGCGCTCAAGATCGGCCAGTCTTCCGACACCATCGCATCTGGCGCCGGGCAGATGATCGCCGCCGGCGTGGATCCAAAGCTGATTGACCAGTCGATCGGTGGCATCGGTCGGGCCGCGACTGCGGCTCATGCCGAGTTCAATGACATGGCTGGTGTCGCCACCTCGCTTATGCAGACGTTGAAACTGCCGGCCGACCAGCTCGACGGCGCGCTGGCTGGCCTGATCGTCTCTGGCAAGGAAGGCGCCTTCGAGATGAAAGACATGGCCAAATACCTGCCGACCCTTACCGGGCAGATGGCCAAGTTCGGCGTCACGGGTCGCGAGGCGATCAACTTCCTCGGTTCAGCCCTGCAGATCGCCAAGAAGGGCACGTCCGATCCGGCCGAGGCCGCAAACAACCTGAAAAACTTCCTGTCGAAAATCCTCGCGCCTGCGACGATCAAGAATTTCAAGGACGTCGGCGTCGACATCAACGCGGTGATGCAGAACGCTGCCACCCAGGGCATCAACCCGATCGAAGCCGTCGTTCAGAAGATCTCCAAATTGACCGGCGTTTCCGGCAACGAGATCGCTGGCCTTATGAAGAAGGCGAAGGCAAACGGCCTCGAAGGCGCCGAGGCGCTGGACAATGTCCGCGAGCAGCTCGTCAAGATCCACGGTGCC